AAAAAAAGAATAAAATGAAAAGAAAAAAAGTATGGCAATGGACTAAAGACGAATATCAAAAACATATAGAGGAAGATGAACCTAAAAAGAAAAAAGGGATGGGAGGAAATGCTATCCATTACGAAAACAACAAAGGGTATGACGTTATCGATTTTGTGCAGGATTATAAATTAAATTTCAATCGTGGTAATGTAGTTAAGTATATTGCTAGAGCTGGTAAGAAGGATGATGAGTTACAAGATCTTTATAAAGCGAAGGATTATATAGAAAGGGAAATCCAATACGTAAGGGACTTACAAAAGAAAGCAACAGATAAATTTTTAAATCAGTAGAGATGCCATTACCAAAACCAAAAGGATCCGAGGATCAAAAAGAATTTATGAAAAGATGTATGGTCGATGAGATTATGAAAAAAGAGTATAAAAATGAACAGCAACGTTTGGCAGTTTGTTACACACAATGGAGAGATAAATAATTTCTCCATTTTTTTTGTGCAAAATTCGTTTATTGTTTAAAAAATGTTTATATTTGAAAAAACAAACAATTATGGATAGACAACAAGCAATCGCTATTATTAAGAACGAAATCTACTTAGCTAAGTTAGGTGAGAGGATTTTAACTACGAAACAATTAGAAAAAGTGTTAAACTATTTAGAAAATTTATAATGGAAGAGTACGGAATTAAATACCACGAATTAGAGTTTATTGTTATTGCTCATTACGAAAAGGAAGATATATCGGGATATGAATTCAGAGGTGATCCTGAGTCTATAGAAATATATGAGATACTTCTAGATGACAAAGATATTACTGATATAGTTAGTGACTATGTTGTAAAAGAACTGGAAGATAGAATAATAGAGGAATATTATAGATAATGGTATTGCTATTTGATGCTGACAGTTTAGTTTGGTCTAGTTGTTACAGAAAAAAAGAAAATCCGGATGATCCAATGTTTTATGATAACATGGATGATATTATTGCAAAGTTCGATGAAGTGTTTATGAAGATTATAAATGACTTAGAAGAGCTTTATGATATAGAGGAAGTAAAAGTATTTAGTGGATCAATAGGCAACTTTAGAAAGCTTATAACACCAGTTTACAAAGCTAACAGGAAGCCAATGGATAAACCACCATTGCTAAATGAAATGCACCAGTGGGTAAAAGATAACTACGATTCCATCTGGGGTTACGGTGTAGAAACAGATGATATGGTTGCTCGGTACTGGTATGAATTATCTAATTCTATAGGTAGGGATAATGTTATGATTATCAGCATTGATAAAGACTATAAGCAATTTCCTTGTTTAATGTATAACTACCATATAAAACACCAATGCGTTTACGATATATCAGAAGAGGAAGCTTTGTATAACTTTTACGAACAAATGATAATAGGTGATACAGCTGACAACGTAAACTATTGTAAGGGATATGGAAAGAAGTTCGCTGAGAAATATCTAAAGGATTGCAAATCGCATTATAGCTATACAAAAAAGATATACGAATTATTCAATAAGCTATATAAAAGTAAGGGTAAACAGAAATACATAGAATGTTATAATCTACTAAAACTAAGAACGCAATGAATATATTAGATGAAGCAAATAAAATTGTAAACGAAAGATCAGAAGAGAAAGAAAGAATGTATGGTCCGTTTAGTGAATGTAATAGGAGAGCAGCTGAAATAGCTTCTGTTATGTCTAATAAAAAAATAACTGTTACGGATATGTATAATATGCAAATAGCGCTTAAATTAGCGAGAAACAGTTGGAGCTATAAAGAAGATAACTTATTAGATGCTGCTGCATATATTGGAGCTCTAAATAATTACAAACAGAATATCAAAGTTGAACCAAATGACATAACGGAAAAAGAAGATTAAAAATGAAACAAACAATTTTAAAACTTTACAGCGATCTTTATTACAACCACCATGAAAGCGGTAATACGCAATGGCAATCTATAGATATAGATAAAAGAAATCCCATTGTTGAGGTGCTAGACACGTTCGTTAAATTCAAATATGATCCGGATCTTGCAGGTAATCTTAATCCAGATTTACCGTGGGCAGAAGATCATTTCTTAGAAAGAATTAACGGGGAGCCTATAAATCCAGGTAGTGAATATAAAAACTGGCCATATTATAAGAATGGCGATAACGATGATTTGTTTAGATCTACAGGTAAGTTCAGCCATAACTACATGGAAAGATATTGGTGCTCTGATGTGAAAGGTAGAAGATACCAGTATGGTGATTTGTTAGATATAATGGATAGGATAAAAGATAATCCATTTACAAGACAAGCATACTTAGCTGTTTGGCATCCTGAAGATCAGAGTAATAATAATGTTAGAGTTCCTTGTACTTTGGGATATTGGTTTTATTTTAATGGTAAGACTCTAGATGTTACATACCATATTAGATCTTGTGACGCTGCTAGACATTTAAGAAACGATGTTTATATGACTTTAAGATTATTAGAGTATGTTTGTGAATATACTAACTTAAAACCAGGAACACTTAAGATGTGGATTGGTAGCTTACATTGTTTCAAATCAGATTTATATACACTAAGAAAATATGTGCGGGATTCAAATAACTCATAATAAAAAGGAAAACCTTATTAAACACAGAGGTGATTTCCATTTTGAAGGAAATATACATGGATGGGAATACCATTTCAGTTCATTGCCTATATCAAGCAATAGCTCAAATATGTTTCAACCAATAGAATTCAAAAACGGTTATTTATTATTTAACGGAGAAATATTTAACCATAACGATTTCGGATTCTATAAAAGCGATTTACATTACTTAAAAGATGTATTTGAAAAAGGATTTGATAGTCCTAAGTTTAAAAGAGAATACAAGAAATGGGATGGCTTTTGGGCTATCTGTTATGTAGACAAAGAAGGTATTAGTTTCTTTACTGATCCATTGGGTAAAAAGCAACTGTATTACAACCATATAGGTATAGCATCAGAGATTAAACCGCTGCTTGATGATTCTAAAATTAAATTAGTTTCAAGATTCGGTACTCTCAATACTAACTTTATGAATGTGAAAAGAGCAATGCCCGGTAAGTTTTATAGATACGATAAAGACAATTTAACAGCTTATAGCTTGGATTATAAGATAAATGATTATCTAACTAACGAAAGCTCGTCTAAGGACTTATATAAGCTTATAGATAAATCTGTAAAATTAAGATCAGTAGATAACTATAAAGACATAGGATTATTATTTTCAGGCGGTCTTGATTCATCTGTTGTTGCACATCATCTTGTAGAAAATAAAATACCATTCACAGCAATATCTATTAATAATGATGAAAGTGAAACAGCAAAAGAAATAGCTAAGCAAATAGGATTCGATATACATTTTATAGATGATAAGATAGAACAGGATGAAATAGACAAGATCGTTTATTATTATGAGTCTGTATTGGACTACGGATCAGCTATACCTCAATATCTTTTATTTAAAGAAGCAAAGAAATTAGGATTAAGCACAATACTAACAGGTGACGGTGCTGATGAATTGTTTTCTGGCTACACTAGATCTTTGGAGAAAGATACACAGGAATACGATGTGTTTAAGGAACTACCTTATTATCATCATATAAGGATAGATAGAATGTCTATGATGCACACTGTTGAAGCTCGTAATCCTTTTTTATCATCCGATATTGTTAATTATGCTTTACATTTACCTTATAGCCAAAGAAAAGGTAAAAAGATTCTTAGGGATTTATATTCTGATAAGTTTGATACCTCAATGAAAAAGAAACCTCTTAGGTATAAGCAAGATAAAGATTACAATATGGATCTTATGAAAGAAACATTCGTAAAAGTTTTTAAATAATAAACATGTATTACATTTACCATATCCCCAGCATTAGAAAGATAGGATGCACCAATAATATAAAAAGAAGGGTTGAAGTACAGCAAGGATGTTTCCAGTATGAAATATTAGCTAAAACGAAATCTTTAAACGAAGCTTCAGATCTTGAAATTAAATTGCAAAAGGAATATGGTTATAAATTAGATAGAGTACCTTATAATAAACTTAAAATTAATCAAATGGAAAAATTACACGTTACTGCATCGACAGTTACATTTCAAGGAACAAAAGAAAGAACAGATTTTGAAAACTACTTCTCTGATGTAAATGAGATAGTATTACCGGAATTAGGAACGGTAAAAATAAATAAGGAGATTATAGATTTTATAAGTAGAAAAGCAGTCAAAAGCATGTACCCTAATATGGGAATGTTTATCTATAACAATTCTTTATGGAATTTCTATTCTAGTACAGTTTCTGGAAGCGTATATGATAAGATAAGAAATTGGGCAAAGGTAAGAGGTATATATGACAAAGGGGATTTGAAAACACAATATGTTAAATTACTAGAGGAAACAGGTGAATTAGCAAAAGCTATACTCGCAAATGATAAAGAGGAAATAATAGATGCTATTGGTGATTGCGTTGTGGTATTAACAAACTTAGCTAAACTTGAAGATCTAAATATAGAAGATTGTATAGAGTCTTCGTATAAAGTAATATCAACAAGGAGTGGTAAAATGGAAAATGGTACGTTTGTAAAGAATGAGTAGCTTTGATAATCCAGTGATAGCAGACTATTTTAAATTAGGATTAGAGTCTTTGGTTGCTGGATATTCAATAGAAACAGTCGAGGAACAATTATATTATTATGAAACAAAAGAAGAGTATTTGAAATGTGCTGGAATTAAATTAGCTTTGGATTTTGCTAGATTTAATACATTAGTTTCAGTAGCTAAACAAGTACAAGAAATAAACGAAAAAGAACTATGGTAGACGATATTATAAATTTCATAAATAAAGAAACTGGTATAGATATAACCAGAAAGAAAAAAACAAATGAGTATGTATTTGCAAGAACAGTATACTATAAACTTGCAAGGGAGTTAACTAATCTATCTTTAGAGGAAATTGGTAGTAAAGTAAATAAGGATCATTGCTCAGTAATACATAACTTAAGAAACTTTAATGAAGCTCTAAAACGTCCTATACTAAAAAGGGTATATACAGCTTATCTAGAAAACCCATCTGCAGGAAATGAAGCAAGTTACTCAGAGGTAGTCCAAAAGAATATGGAATTAGCAGAGGAGATTAGGAAATTAAAGGAAAGCAAATATATAG